CCCGCCACGTCATCAGTTACAACATGACGACGCAGCAGGTAGATTACACGCTCAGGCCATCACGGAAATTTGCAGATATCGCCCTGTTTAACTGGCTCGTTGTCGGGCAGCAACCGGTATCCAGCATCGATATCTTCGGCTTGTACCAGATTCAGGCTGAGATAGACGCCATCGATCCACGACTCGGATACTTCGATTACACGTTTGACGATGAGGATGTATCGCTCGGTTCGCGGATGGAAACCATCTGTGACGCTGCCAGCGTGTCCGTATATGACGATAACGGTGTGCTGTCATTCACCCGAGACAGCAGGAAAACTTCTGCGGCCACGATATTCAACCGTTCAAACACAAAGCCAGATGGTTACTCGCTTTCGTACGATATGACGCTTCCAGGCGGCTATGACGGCGTTGAAGTGCAGTTCCGCAATCCGGACACCAATAAGCAGGACTTTGTCCGGTACCGGATATCCGGCAATTCCATCATCGAAGGATCGCCGGCCAAAGCCAAGAAGTTTGAAATGCTGTACGTCAGAAACAGGTTTCAGGCGGACGAGCGGGCGCTGCGCGAGTGCAAGAGGCTCATCTTCTCCCGTATGACTATGGCTATTACAGCAATGGCAGATGGAGAGTGGGTTAATATTGGCGACATGGTTCAGGTGCCGGATACATATGACACCAACCAGCAGGCGGGCTATATCGTTTCACGGGTCGGCAATGACTTCGAGACGAGTGAGCGTATCAACTTCTCCGGGACTATGTTTGTACAAGTCACGGATTCAACGGGCGCTACCACAGCCAGATACCCGGCATCTCCTCGCGCTGACACCGCGTTTGGCTTTACTGCTGCCATTCCAGACATTGACCTGAACCTGTTTGACGGCGTTGACGTACAGTCACCTTCCAGATACGTCATTGCCACTTCTCAGGAACTGGATGCAGGGCAGTGGACCATCACGGCCAAACAACCTGACGGCAAGGGAAGTACCGCATTAACCCTCACTGAGTATAGTGATCTGATTTACCAATAAGACCTATCCCGACCATCACAACCCGGCCACCGCGCCGGGTTTTTTTATGGAATAAATATGGCTACGCAACCTACCAATTTGCCTGTTCCTAGTGAATCGCCGCGCGACTTTAAGTTTAACGCGGGGAAAATTGACGAGTTCGTTACCTCGCTGGTAAACACTTATGTTGACCGGTTCGGGAATGAGCATTACACCATCGAAGGACTGCGCTGGCTGGCGCAGCAGGCCATTGCCCAGTATGGGTGGATCCCTGTTGGTACATTCCTGGATGGCGCAACGTTAACCATCCCGAACCAAATCCTAAAAGACACAACCGACGGAGAATACTATCGATGGGATGGATCATTCCTGCCGTCAGGAAAGGTTGTTCCGAACGGCTCTACGCCAGGAACAACTGGCGGTGTTGGTGTGGGGGCATGGATAAGTGTTGGCGACTCGGCATTAAGATCTATGCTGGCATCATCCATTGGAATTCAGATGATAGGTTCGAATCATAGAAACACGCTTCAAAATGATTTGGATGCCGTAGATGTAAGAACATCTGGTCAACCTTTATCACAACTGCTTTCCGAAGGAAAAGACATAATCAATGACACTGAACTCCAATCATTCACTGTGTCATCTGATGATATAAATATATATGGATCCCCTGGCGGAAGCATAACTGGTGCCAAATATGGTACCGCATTAACTCTTAATGGTGAGGATGTCACTGCATCAGGTCTGGTAATAGCTGGACCAGGTGACGTTCTTCCAACTGATACGCTGGCTACCGTTTTATTACGCTCTATGGCTTCTGGGCATACTATTGAAGACACACATCTAAGCGGTGCATCCATAGGCATCTATCTTCATGGAGATAATGCGACACTAAAAAATAACACCACCAGAAGCATGACCTTTCATCCTTCACTGGTTGCTGGGGGGTATGGGATTTTAGCAGAGGGGGTTAGGAACCTTTTAATACTTGGTCATTCCGCATTTGGTGACTCAGTTAATGATCGCCACGCTCTTTATCTTTCTAACAGTCAAACCGAAGGAGATATACCAAATATAGATGTAAGGGTAATTGGCTTTAGGGCAAATTACGAGTGGGCTAACGCTGGTGGAGTAGTTGGTGCTGATGGTATGCCCATGATAAATGTAAGGTATATTGATAGCTTAATTATTGACGCAGCCCAACTGAGACAAGGTGGCCAGGGCATACATGTATTAAATGACAGGAAAACACCTAAAAACATAAGTATTACAAACAGTAATGTTCTAGGTATTACTAAACGAAGAGGTGGGGATGTTTGTTCTGGAATCGGGATAGGCGGATTCGGTACAGTTGACAAAGATCCAATCACGAATTTAATTATAAATGGCTGTAATGTCCAGGTATTAAGGGCTACTGGAGTTGTTGACTCTGGTGGTCGATTCCCTGTAGCTGTGGCGCTTGAATATGTAAGATTCGGTACTGTCACCGGTAGTGTTTTAAGTTCTCCAGCTGATAGTTGCGATTTTCTTATTACGAATTGTCAGGATATTGTAATTGATGGAATTCAGAGCAATCCAAGCTCAGCATCAGGAACAAGGGCTATGGTACGTTTCGAGGGTGCAAACAATGCAAGGATTAGATTCTCAAATATAAATAAAGGGACAAGGCCAAGTGTTATTGAGAATATTACAATAGCAACTGACATTTGGGTTGACTGGCAACGAGTTGCTGAGATTTTTTACAATGCAGGATCAGGAGGCATTAATAGTGATCCAGACTCTTTAATTAAAACGTCATCAATCAGTGGTAGTACGATTGTCATTGAGTTTCAACCACATGTAACAACCGAAGCAATAAAAGGAATGCTTCTGATACCTGTCATTGCTGCAAATCCAACAAGTATTGTTGTTGCCGTAAGTGGGAAAACGATAACCGTACAAGGTTATAACAACTCTGGAGCAAATATATCGCCAGCAACAGGCCAGGTTAGATTTAAAATAGTTCTTAGCCAATAAAAAAAGCGGCCTTAGTTCAGGCCGCTATTATTATGAAAATGATAACCTGGTTCTCATTGCCTTGCGGCTTGGTTTTTCTATAAACATATATGATAGATAACCTATTGCACAAGATCCAATTATGGCGACTATAACAGATATCCAAAATGTTATTTCATGCTGCTTACATATGCTCATCAGGTATAAATGAGTCTCTTTTCTTATTGAGTAAACAAAAAGCGCATGGCATAAATAAAGAGAATATGATATCACTCCTAGCAAGTGAATGATCTTCGAAGCAAGAAATTTACTCAAAAAGCTAGCTTCCTTTGCCCCTACCAGAGGTATGAGTATAAAGAAAACAGCTACTGAAATGACATCCATTCCTTTCGATGATAGAGATATTCCAAGAATTAGAAGGAGCGCTAACAAAATTAAATTTGCACATCCGTCAGAAATTTTCTTGAATTCATGGAATACGCTCCATGATATTATCCCAAGAGTAAACCCTGAAATTCCTCTAAGAAAATCACCAGCACCATCGAAAGCCACTAAATCCAAAGGACCACTGAATTTGTTTTGACTTCCTGTTATAAATGTATTTTTCCAATACGCAATAAGTAAAATTATTGCAATGCATATTACAGCTGAAAATGACTTTATATGACATTTCTTAGAAAACAGATAAACTAGTGTTGGGAATATAAAATAAACAGCCAGTTCTACGCTTACCGACCAACCTGTGCCAACAATAGATGAAGATAATCCCCAACTCTGAATCATAAGAAAGTTAGAAATTATAGATTTCAAGTCGAGATTAAACATCTTAAAGAAAAATATTGTGAAAATTGTCCAAAAAATATATGTTGGCCAAACTCTTGATATACGATGATTTAAAAATATATAGAAGTCTTTTAACCGCAATTGCTCTGTGAATTGCTTGTTATAGGTATAAGTCATTATAAATCCGCTTAATATAAAAAATAAATCAACTGATATGTATCCATTTTTTATAAAATTAGCGGTAGAGAAGTGAGCAGCTGTATGATACAAGACGACATAAATAGCAGCAACCCCGCGAATCCCTGTTAGGCTCTTTATTTCACCACGCATGACAACCCTTATATAATTTATATTGCAATATCAATTATAATGACTTATGTCTAGTATGCAGAAAAGTCAGTGTTAAACACTCTGATCATATCACTGTCGTGACAAGATGAAAACTAAGCAATATGTCAAAGAGAGATATTATGTCATTTGGTGAGCATAGTGTGGTAACCAATTTTTTATTGTATTACGACTATTTTAGACTGGCCCAGGAGATTTGAGAAAAAAAGTTGATAGATATTGTATGGATGATAACTAGCGTTGATGCTCCCGCTGTTTATTGTGTTTGCTCGTGAAACACGTATCGTTCAGGGTTCGTAAGACGAAAATTCATTCATACAGTGTTAAAAATGAGCAATCACACAACCCCAATTTAAAATTTACAAACACAACAAAACCAACTGCGATAAACACTTATAAACGAAGCGGCCAGGAAGTAGCCAGCCAGAAAAGAACGGTCATCTTGAACAGAGCTCAAGTTAAAACTACTGTATATAAAAACAGTTATTGAGGCATGCATCATGGAATTCTACAGACCGGCTGAATTACGCGAAATTATTGCAATCCCGCTTTTCAGCGACTTAGTGCAATGTGGCTTCCCCAGTCCGGCAGCTGACTACGTCGAACAGCGCATCGATCTCAATGAGTTACTTGTTTCCCATCCCAGTTCGACGTATTTCGTCAAAGCAGCAGGCGACTCGATGATCGAGGCCGGGATTAGCGACGGTGATCTGCTGGTGGTGGATAGCTCACGTACCGCTGAGCATGGAGACATTGTCATCGCCGCGGTGGAAGGGGAGTTCACAGTCAAGCGTCTGCAGCTCCGCCCGACGGTTCAACTCAATCCGATGAATAGCGCTTATTCACCGATTATCGTCGGCAGCGAGGATACGCTCGATGTGTTCGGTGTCGTAACGTTCATCGTTAAATCGGCGAGCTGAACATGTTTGCGCTCTGTGATGTGAATTCATTCTACGCATCATGCGAGACGGTGTTCAGACCCGATTTGAGAGGGCGTCCGGTTGTCGTTCTCTCGAATAATGATGGCTGTGTTATCGCACGCAGCGCAGAGGCCAAGGCCGCTGGAATTACCATGGGGGAGCCGTTCTTCAAGCAAAAGGAGTTGTTCCGCCGTGCCGGTGTTGTTTGCTTCAGCAGCAACTATGAGCTGTATGCGGATATGTCGAACCGGGTAATGACGACACTTGAGGAAATGAGCCCTCGCGTCGAAATTTACAGCATTGACGAAGCTTTTTGCGACCTGACAGGAGTGCGCAATTGCCGGGACCTGACAGAGTTTGGCAAAGAAATTCGCGCTACGGTTCTGAAGCGTACGCATCTGACTGTCGGGGTTGGCATCGCGCAGACTAAAACACTGGCCAAGCTTGCAAACCACGCCGCGAAAAAATGGCAGCGGCAGACCGGCGGGGTGGTCGATTTGTCCAATATCGATCGCCAGCGTCGGTTGTTGGCTATCGTGCCTGTAGAAGATGTATGGGGCGTAGGCAGGCGTATCAGTAAGAAGCTGAACGCCATGGGCATTAAAACGGCTCTGGACCTCTCAGAGCAAAGCACATGGATTATCCGCAAACACTTCAACGTCGTGCTTGAAAGAACAGTGCGCGAACTGCGCGGCGAGCCATGCCTCGATCTGGAGGAGTTTGCCCCCGCAAAGCAGGAAATCGTCTGCAGCCGGTCATTCGGTGAGCGCGTTACCGAGTACGAGCAGATGCGCCAGGCTATTTGTTCCTATGCTGCCCGTGGCGCAGAAAAGCTTCGTGGGGAGCACCAATACTGCCGCTTTATCTCTGCCTTCGTGAAAACCTCTCCATTTGCGCTTAATGAGCCGTATTACGGTAACAGCTCTTCAATTAAGCTTCTCACACCCACCCAGGATAGCCGCGACATCATTAACGCTGCAGTAAAGTGTCTGGACAAAATCTGGAAGGATGGTCATCGGTACCAGAAAGCAGGAATTATGCTCGGAGACTTCTTCAGCCAGGGAGTTGCTCAGCTAAACCTGTTCGACGAGAATGCGCCGCGAGAAGACAGTACCCAGCTGATGCAAGTGCTCGACCAACTGAATGCCAAGGGGGGAAAAGGCACGCTCTATTTTGCTGGCCAGGGCATTCAGCAGCAGTGGCAGATGAAGCGCGAAATGCTTTCGCCGCGGTATACAACTAGATATACCGATCTTCTAAGAGTCAGATGAATTTACTTGTTGCCTTGGTCCACATTGTGCCTGTAGTTAGTAAAGGCGATTCATTCCTTGCTCACGATGCAGTTAAGTAGGAATTTAACAATATAGTATAAATTGTGAATCATAGTTATAATAGCGAAATTGATTTTTTTAGCTAAAGGTTGGGATATGAAGTTATTCGCTGTTTTGGATATAGACCATCCAATGGTTGCCTGGGAAGTTGCCATTGGTAGAGTATTAGCAATGCCGATTATAGACAACAAAGGCCTTGAATATCCAACCCCTTCTTTATGGTTGTATAATAACATTCAATCTACTATTAAAGATAAGTTCATGAGTGATCTTCAGTCTGAGTTTTACATTGAGAAAATTCGAGCGGAAAAATTCCCTGATAAACCTTCTCGACTTAATGGTGCATTTTTCTTTGAGTCAAAGGAGGATGCCGTAAAAGCATGTAAAATGTGGGAGTGGGAGAACAAGATAGATTATATCTCTGAAGTTGATTTCAATGAAACCAGCTATGTTAAGCTAGACTCCAACTGGATTACGTTAAGAATAAGATGTTGTGAAAAGTCAGAGGTGGCTGATTTTGTTGATAAATATTACAATGGGGAGAAATTGTTTTCTGACAACGTATTAAATGAGATTATATGCACCGGGAGTGGGAAGGTGTTGAATGCTTCACTTAGGCGAATGGCTTATAATAAAATACTCAAAAACAAACCTGACTCGTCTCTGTTACTAGCCCTTGGGATTAGTTGCTATGCGCAAGATCCAATAAAATACCGAGACATTGTGAGAGTGACTCCATTTATAAATAGAACTAATGAGGGGAATGTTGTAGGGTCATTTATAACAAATCTTCAACATGTTAATGAAGACCAGGAAGGAATAGGGAAATTGGCAAAACGATACATACACAATAATGGACGGACATTAATTCTTTCTGGTCTAAATAAACTTGGTGTCCCTCTTGAAATAAGAAGACCAATAAATGAGGAAACACTTTTTTCACTTTGTGATTTAACACCTAATTTTTTTGAAATATCGGAAAAAGATTTTATTGCTATGGTGTCCTAAACTAGGATTATGTCTGCTCATTGCTTCAAAGAGGGCGTATTGTCTATTTATTAGCATTTAGCGTACTGCCTCGATTAACTCTGAACCTTGATTTTTTACGTTTCCAACAGCCCGTGTCACGGCGTGCCAGATAAACTTGTCGGCTGGCACGGCGCCGTCGGCAGCTATCTCCTCAGCTTCTTTCCCGCCAACGTCCTGACGCATCCATTCCCGGGCCGCTTCTGGCGACAGAACCAAAGGCCGGCGGTCGTGAATGTCGACCAGGCCTTTATCGGCTGCAGAGGTCACAATCAGGAAGCCTTCCGCTTCGTCACCGCGTTCGAACGGCGTGCTGCCGATCGATGCCATGAATATTGGCTGACCATCGGCCCGGTGGATGAAGTAGGGTTGTTTCTTGTCGCCTTCCTTCTTCCATTCAAACCATCCATCAGCAAAACAGATCGCCCGGCCATGTTGCCAAAGAGGTTTAAACATTCTGCTGGTGGCAGCCGTCTCGACGCGCGCGTTAATTAATGGCGGTTTATCCCACCACCCGGGAGCGTAGCCCCAGAAAACAGGATCGAGATGCAGCTGCTCGTCGCGCTCGCTCAACAGCAGGACTTTGGTGCCGGGTGCCACGTTGTAGCGCCCAATCGGTTCCGGGTCATATGCGATGCCGCGATCGCCTTCGTCGGCCAGGTATGCCAGATATTCTTCACGGGTTTGGGCTTGTGCAAAACGTCCACACATAGAAATCTCCAGCCAGATGTCAGACTGAAAGTATAGGGTAGGGATAAAAAAACAGGTGCGCACCGAAACTTTATGATTTTGGAACAGGAGCATGATGATGGAAGTCAGGGAGGCGGTAAAGCGGGTCGTTGACAAACTGGAAGGAGCTACGCAAAAGCGTGAATTTTGGGGGCATTTTTGGGGGCAAAATCGTGTTTGGGGCGTGTTCTGGGGCGAAAAAATAGCCGCTATTTGCCGCTATTCCCCAGATATTATTTTTCCAAGTGACTGATTTTAATGCAAACCACTGAAAGGACGATGTTTAAAAAAATGTTGGATAAACCACCTGAATTAATGGATTAACGTGTCAGCCAGCTGATTTGAACTGGCTCACCATACAAGATTGTTCAATAATGCCCGTCGCGCGTTGTTAACCAGTGGTT